GGAGTTCAGACGTGTGCTCTTCCGATCTGCTGGAGCATTTATGGAGCTACGAAATTTCTATAGAGACACCTACGCTCTCACCGCCACGGGGGAAGACTTGGACTACAGAGTCGCAGAAAGTGGCATCACTCGGTACTCTGCTACCTACGCCATTAAGAGAGCCGATTTTGCAGATTCTGAAGGCCTGCCCATCAGTGTGCCTATCGGCGCTCGATTCAGCACCGTGTCTGATACGAATCCTATCATCTATGCAGTCACTGACATTTACTCTGAGGACGGTGTGCCTGTCGCAGGAGCGTATCAACTTACCTGTGAAACTGCTGGAATAATCGGCAATCAATATACCGGCAACCTTGTAAATATCACCTTTATTCAGGGCCTTGCCTCTGCCACAATGTCTACTCTAATACAGCCTGCTCGAGATACGGAGACAGACGATGAACTGAGAGAAAGATATTTTGACGGACTCAATCAGAAAGCCTTTGGTGGAAATATCGCTGATTACAGAGAAAAGGTTCTTGAAATCGAAGGTGTGGGAGGTGTTCAGATTTATCCTGTATGGAACGGCGGTGGGACCGTTAAGTTGTCTATCATTGACACCGAGTATAATCCCGCGACCGAAGAGTTTATCGAACTCGTCGCTAATGAGATTGACCCTGAAAACTACGAAGGCGATAAAGGTACAGGGCTGGGTATCGCTCCCATTGGGCACAAGGTGACGGTCACAACTCCGACAGAGACTGACATCGATGTGTCTGCCACTTTGACTTTGAAATCCGGATACCAGCTCGGACAGGTGGAAGATGCGGTAAAACAGCAAATATCCGACTATCTTCTCAGCCTTCGCAGGGAATGGGACAATGCAGACAGCATGAATCGTTATTCTCTTTCTGTATTTCTCGCGAGAGTCTCTTCTGCAATCATCAATGTCACTGGAGTGGACAATGTCACTAATCTCACGCTTAATGGTGCGGCCGCGGATATTGAACTTCCGCAGACAGGGTCTTCTCAGAGCATTCCGGTACTCGGGGAGGTGTCTCTAAGTGTTTAATAGACAGCTCAACTCTTATGTTCCGTCTTACTATAGAAAAGTGGATGAGATGGACGCTCTAATGGAGGTGGAGCAGTCTATAGTAGATGAGTACCAGGTGAATATGCTGAGAGCATTTCAAAATACCTTTGTACTCACCGCCGATATTTCAGGAATCGAATTGTTTGAAACGATGTTTTCTATCGTCGCAAATCCTTCTACAGAAGATTTGGAATTCAGACGACAGAGAGTCCTGAATAGAATGACCACTTCGCCTCCTTTTACACTCAGATTTCTCAAACAGAAACTGGATGCTATTATTGGAGAAAATAAATGGAAAGTCACAATGGACTATGCCAATTATACTCTCTATGTAGAAGCATCTGCTGTGAATCAGAACTGGTACACAGAACTTGAATTCACGATAAATCAGATAAAACCTTGTAACATCGTTTTCATAAACAGACCTAGAACAGATTTGTCGTTGTCTATGACGGAAGAGATTTCGTATAAGACAATGAAATGGAACTATATCTTAGGGTCCTGGCTCTTAGGTAGACTTCCTTTCGCCACCATAGAAGGTGCGGAAGTTATCGAGTGGTACTATAAACTTGGACAGTGGCCTTTGGGTAAAAATCCATTTGCTCTTACGGAAGGAGGGAATATAATAAAAATGGCAACGACACCTTCTATCCAGGATGCTCTATTGCAAGATACCGCAGGATTTGTAGTGACAGATATTGCGGCTGTCTTAATCAATGATGAGACAAAGATTACCGATTTCACTATTAAGTCCGCAAGTGGTAGATTTGTGACTTTGGAATATCAAGTCACATCTGCAATGACCTCTGTAGTCACCAACATTAAGTTACTGAAGTCCGATGACACGGTCTTAACTGATTCGAATGTGTATGTGCCTGTCACAGACACAATCCTCAGTAGACATAGTATTGAAGTAAAGGAAGGTTGATATCATGGCTGAAAAACCCGTGACCCAAAATCTTCCGGCCAATCTGCCGGAGAACTGGACCGAAGGACAGATTATCAGTCCCGGTGGTACAGAAGCTGGTCTTGACCAACAGCACGGCTATAACTACCTGATGGGGCAGGTAAACAACGCACAGAAAGCAATCAAGGAAATCAACGAAGCATTTGAAGACTTGGCAAGTTTGGACTCTGAAGGAAAGGTTCCTTCGGACCAGCTTCCTGATATGGACTATCAGCCGAAGACGGAGACTTTGGAAGTTAGTTCTACTCTTGCTATGGATGACGCTGTTCCCGTGTACGATACGTCTGAGCAGAAGAGCAAGAGAATCACCATTCAGAACTTAAAGAGTGCTTTGGGCGTGCAGAGTCCTACTCTCAATGTCACCGCTCTCGCAGGAACTTCTCTCGTGGTCACTGACGGAACTACCACTCTGAATGGTACTGGTACAACTTCTTTCTCTCTGCCTAATGTGGGCACCTGGACGATTACCGCGACTCTGGGCGGCGAGGAAGCGGAACAGGAAGTTGAAGTCACCGGTGCTCTGCTGTATAGCGTGGATATGCGTATTGCTTCGTCTATCGCTATCACTACTCCGCCTACCAAGACCGCCTACATTGTAGGTGACACTTTCCAGCCTGCCGGTGTTGTTATTACCGCAACATTCGCAGACCAAACGACTGCTGATGTGTCTGATGATGCTACCTACGCTCCGACGGTTATGGCGGAAGGCGTATCTCAGGTTACATTCTCTGTCGTAATCGGTGGTCAGACGCTGACTGCGAATCAGGCCGTGACGGTCGACAGAATCGCTCTTACCGCTGTTCCTTCTCAGTCCAACACGTTGACCTATAACGGAACTGCTCAGTCCCCTACATTCAACAACTACGAGACTGATAAAATGACCATCAGTGGAACTCAGTCTGCTACGAATGCGGGAACTTATCAGGTGTCCTTCACTCCTGGTGCTCGATATAAGTGGCCTGACGGAACAACCTCCGCGAAGACGGTGAACTGGAGTATCGGAAAGGCGACAGGTTCTCTTTCTCTTAGCTCCCACTCGGTGTCGGTGAATAATAGTAGCCCCACTGCTCAAGTAACTGCCACGAAGAGCGGCACGGGTGCGGTGTCTGCATCTGCTTCTCCTTCCGGTATTGTCAATGTCAGTGTGTCCGGTAATACAATTACCATTACAGGTGTTGCCACCGGTAGTGCAACTGTCACGGTAAATGTCGCGGCAGATACTAACTATACCGCTCCTTCTTCTCAGACTATCGCAGTTGATTGTAGTATGATTTCTCCTACCTTGGCAGACAATACCTGGGCAGATATCAGTGCCATTTCTTCTGCGAATCAGGGCGCAAACTATTGGGATGTGGGCGACACCAAGTCCGTAACGCTGAATGGTTCTCTTGTTGGAACCGCCTACAACAACAAGAAAATCGATGCCTTTATTCTTGGATTCAATCACAACTCTTCTCGTGAGGGTACTGGTAGAATTCATTTCCAGCTGGGAAAGATTGGTCAGGTTCAGGTTGCTCTGTGCGATTCTAACTATAATAACACTGGCTCTTCCGCTGGATTCCGAATGAATCTGAGTAACACCAACTCGGGAGGATGGAATAATTCGTATATGAGAAAGAATGTTCTGGGTAACTCTGGAACTCCTTCTTCTCCTCCTGCAAACTCCCTTTTGGCCGTTGTAGAGGCAGGACTGCGAAATGCTCTTAAGTCTGTCAATAAATGGACGGATAATACAGGTAATTCTTCTAACTCTTCTGGTGCTGTAACTTCTACCACAGACTACTTCTTCCTCCTCGCTGAGTTTGAAGTGTTTGGTTCTAGAGGCGGAGCTAATCAGTACGAGCAGAATCAGCAGGCTCAATACGATTTCTATAAGAGCGGAAACGCTAAGATTCGTTATAGAGATACTGCTACTTCTACCGCTGTCTGGTGGTGGTTGCGTTCGCCGTATTACAACAGCTCGACCACTTTCCGTAGTGTCGCTACCAACGGCAACTGGACCGACTATCTTGCGTATACTTCTGGTGGCTTGGCGCCTGGCTTCTGCGTCTAATCGGTGTATCGTGGATAAATCCCCCAGTCCCGAAAGGGCTGGGGGTACCACTGAAGGAGTGATGATATGTCTGTATTGGCTAATAAACGAACTGTATCTAAGGCACAGTATGTGAATAAAGCGAGTGAAATTTATGTGGAGACAATTAAGTTTTTGACTCGATTGTCTGCAAGATACTCGAGACTCATTGCTGAGCCGATTGCGAAACTTGCGGGTGAGATTTTGGATGAGTGTGAGAAAGCAAACTCTATTTATCCCTCCGATGAGGGAAAGAAGAAACTCCGTGAAACTCATTTGCTGGAAGCTCGAGCTTCTCTTCGGGCTCTGGATGTAAGACTGGGTCATTGCTATCTCATCTTGCAAACAAACCCTCAAGGATGTTTTTCTGACACGATTCCAACTCATGACGGTGACAAGGCAAGAATCAGAATCGACAGATTGTCTGAGAAGCTCGGATTACTTCTAGACGAAGAAGATACCTTGATTCGTAGAGTCATGGATAGCGACAGACGTCGTAAATCCTAACTGTTCATTGGGTGTGTTTCTGTTAAATTATGGATTGCGTTCGCCGAATTACAACAACTCGAACAATTTCCTTATTGTCAATACCAACGGCAACTGGAACAACAATAATGCGAATAATTCTGGTGGCTTGGCGCCTGGATTCTGCGAATCCGATGGATTGGTTGAATAAAGTAACTTTGAGTGAAATGAACCTATACGCAGAAGGAGAAGCACTTCCCTGACGAAAGTCAAAAATTATTTTCTGATACCTAGACACGGACGCTTCTTGCATGGTAGGAGATTGTGAGTATCCTATTTCATGTGTACGGGTTATGCAGTCTGCTCTCACAATTATAGACTGTACGGAAGGTGAATACTATTTTTTATGAACAGTGAACATCGACACGAATTAAGATATCAACGTAGAAAGAAGAAAAGAGAAGAACGGAGGAGGGCCAGATGTGAGCAGTTAGGAACGGTAGATGAAATCTTCAGTTTCTACAACATCTTTAGATACGGTAAGAAGTGCTGTAAGGGTGTTAGGTGGAAACAATCAACACAGAATTTTGAACTTCATCTATTCTCATACTCTGCCTCAACTCGAAAGAGAGTCACAGAAGGCAGATGGAAGGGCAAGGGTTATACTCATTTCCTTCTCTCAGAAAGAGGAAAGGTAAGACCCATTGATGCTCCTAAGATAAGAGATAGAGTTGTTCACAAAATTCTTACAGAGAAGGTATTGTACCCTCTATACAGACCTTCAATGATAAGAGACAACGGCGCAAGTCAGAAGTTTATGGGTCTAAGTTTTGCCTTTAACGAGGTGAAGAAAGACCTTCGTCGTCATTTCAGGAAATACGGGATGACAGGCGTAAATGGTTCTGCAGACCTAAAGAATTTCTTCCCTGGTTGTGAGCATTTTGCTATATTTCAACGACACGACAGATATATTTTAGACGGCAAACTGAGAAATCTATGTGACCAAGTTATATTCGATTTTGAGGACCACACAGGTACCGAAACGGGTATGCCCTTAGGCGTTGAACCTTCTCAGATTGAAATGGTGTCGCTTCCGTCTAAGGTAGATAATCATGTAAAGTGCCAACTTTCTGTAAAGGCATTCGGCCATTATATGGACGATTACAGATTCACAGTAAACACTCGGGAAGAGGCCGAAGAGTTGTTGAAAGATGCCGCTCATAGGTTCAATAATTTGGGCTTGCGAATTAACCCGAATAAGTGTAAAATATTATCAATAGATAAACCTTTCAAGTATTGTAAGGCGACGTTTCGTCTACTCCCTACAGGTCGTGTCCTTGTTAGAGGGAATAGAGCGAGTCTAAAAAGAGCCCGACATAAATTGAAGAGTTTTTCTATTAAGGCACAAAACGGTCAGATGGATATGAAGACAATAAATGAGTGGTATCAAACTCAAATTGCGTACTTCAATAACTATGATGACCACAACAGAGTTCTTAGATTAAATAGACTGTACTATAATTTATTTGGAGGTGCATATCCGTGTATAGAATTTTCAAAGAAGACGGAACCCAAATCGGCGTAGCAGACGAACTCAACTATATCAAGGTGAGTTCCAATGGTACCTTTATCCTGTGTAATAAAGAAGAGGCCGTAGGTCTTGCATTCAACGGCACTCCTTATAGTCTGATGGGTACTGTGGGTATCGAGTCTTTAGACAAGGTTACGGCAACCTTTGTAGAGTATTCTAAAGAGATTGTGGATTCACAGACTGTGAACTCTATCAACTTCGTCACCTTAGCAGAACAAGGAGCCATTGACCCTGTGACAGCAGGGGAACACGCTGACCTGTTCGCTGAATGGGCCTATCCTATCGCCTATACGGCGGGACAAATCCGGCGCTACAATGGAACTCTTTATAAGTGTGTTCAGGCCCATACTTCCCAAGCCGATTGGGCACCTCCCACTGCTCCCAGTTTGTGGAGCCTGACCGCTGACCCCGCTGAGGAATGGCCGGAATGGATTCAGCCCATTGGAGCGCATGATGCCTACATGGCAGGAGATAAGGTGCGTCACTCTAATAAGAGGTGGACTTCTAATATCGATAACAACGTGTGGGAGCCGGGCGTCTACGGATGGACCGAAGTTACAGAAGAGGAAGTTACGGAGGAATAAATTATGGGAAGATACGTCGTGCGGAAAAGAGCCCGCTTTGATTCTATCACAGGTCCTGTTAATATTCCATACGGAACGTCTATTGTAGAGAATGATGGGTTTTTATACACCGAAGATGGTAGGAAGCTCTGTGTTATCACAAGTAGAAATTCTCATCTTTACTTCTCTATCGATGATGACGGACAAGGAAAATTGAGAGGAGCTCTTGTATCTTCTATCTGTAAGACACTTGGCATTGAAGGAAACGAACCCTGGGTTATGAAAACTGAATTATGGGATAAGTTGTTTTCAGACCCAGTGTGTGTCAAATACAGAAAGAAGACAGTGGAAGACAGATGGATTTGGTCTCATGACTTCTATGTCGCGACCATAGAAGATTTGAGATACATAAACAAGTTAGTAGGAGGTAAATACTATGACATTTGACATTACTCCCATCATTGAGGCAGTTATCGCACTGGCAGGTGTTGTTGTCTCTTGTGTTCTCATTCCTTACATCAAGAGCAAGACCACAACTGAACAGCAAAAGGAAATCAACGCCTGGGTGAAGATTGCCGTCTCCGCCGCAGAACAGATTTATGTAGGCTCTGGTCGCGGTGAAGAGAAGAAAGCCTATGTAATCAACTGGCTTCGTGAACACGGTATCACCGTTGATGAGGCCAAACTCGATGCCCTTATTGAGGCCGCTGTCTACGAACTGACTAACGGCGAAGGTCTTATCATCGTAGAGGGCGCCACGGAGGAGACCACTAAATAATGGACTTTTCCAAGAAGATGCTTTTGCTCTTCACACTGGTGTCCAT